CACAGATATTACCTGATCCGCCTGATCTACCACGTCCTAATTTGGACTTACCAGTAGCGGATCTACCATCCTTTACACCTATGTTGGTACCAGCTTATGCTCTAAGAGGTCCAACTGGTGAGGAGGAAGATGAAGAAGATAATGAACCATCTCCTGCTGAAGTACAGAGGGTTACTATACCCTTTACTGATATTACAGTACCTGTACCTCAAGAGGAGATAATGGTTACAGCAGCTACTACAGCAATGATTTCTGTAGCTGCTACCTTAACTGCTACAAGTTTATTTAAACAATGTGTGAAGGTTTTTAAACCTATCTTTATGCAGCTTGTGAAAAGAATTCAAAAGAAACTGAATGGAAACACCACAAAAGAAGAACCTTCTGGATAAACTGAAAGACGGTATGGATGATAAAGAAGAACAAATACAGATCCTAGGAACCTTTGTAAGGCTTGGAGTTGTGGTTTGGGCAGGATTTATCATAACCTTAAATTACGTGGAACTCCCGATGATTAAGAAGGGAGCTAGTGGCGATATCACTTTTGTCGCGAGTGTCTTCACAGGCGCTCTAGCAACATTTGGTTTGTCTACCAGTAATTCAAAAGGTAAAAATAACACCCCAGTTAATTGCCCTATGGTAACTAAAAAGAAAGAAGAATGAAACGATGGCTATTACTCTTAGCACTGTTATCCCCCTCCGTGGCAAGAGCGAATCAAGTAACACCAGCCTTTACACAAGGCTCAATGAATGCCACCACCACTACAGTTCAGACTGTAGTAGAAACGATCGAACAAAAAGTCTATGGCGGAGAGCTACAGAGTTGGTCAGGTACCAACGTAACAGCTACATCAGCAAGTTCTGGCGGTATATCCGATTCAGATGTAGTATTTACAATAACTACAGCTGGGGCAGACTTTCAACTGGAGATAGTAGACAGACCAGCAGACGCAACGACTGGTTTAGTTCTATTAGAAACAATCGACATAGATCGAACAATAACAACAAACGCTACCACTACCTCCTTGTCTGTCTTCTCGCAGTAGGTTTACCTGCTCGAGCTGATGAGGATACATACAACACGTCGGCCCCCGAGTCCACTGCAACTGGCAATGTGACCAACCAAGCAGTGCAATTCCAGAATAATGGAGCTCCGAGCCGTCAACAAATGGGAGGGTACAACGGTAGAGCTATTGCTTGCAATGGTCCTACCATGACCTTCTCACCATTCTGGTTAGCTAGTGAAAATAAACCATATGATCCTGAAAGTTATTCGAGGGGCTGGAACTACGGCGCTCAAATTAACTTCATGGTCCCTTTGGATATGTCTATCACAGAACAATGTAAAACACTAGCTAGAAGACAGAATGAAAAGATGCGCGTGGACTATGAACTAGTTCGTGCATTGAAGTGCGCCGAACTTATGAAGATGGGTTTCACCATACGACCTGGTTCCCGCATCGAACATATGTGCAACGATGTTGTACCTATAGTATCACTAATTAACACTACACCAAAAAACAATGATTCTACTAATTAAGCCCATTCTTTTCACCTTCCTAAGCTCTAAATCAGTTAAAAAGCTGGTAGTAGACCTTTTGGAAGCTTATGCTAAGTCTACCGACAACACCATCGATGATGCTGCAGTAGGATTAGTAAGAAAGAACTTATTCCCTGGAGAGAATGTCTAAAAAAGCTACTGAAGAGAACTTCAATGAGCTTCATAACCTCGTCACTAAAGAATTCCTTAAACGGGTCAAGAGTGGTGAGGCCTCTGCCCATGAACTTAAAGCAGCTTGTGACTGGCTGAAGACAAATGATGTCACAGGAGTAGCTTATGAGGGCACTCCGTTGGATAAATTAGCCTCAATAATGCCTAAAATTGACCCTGAACTAGTTCAAACGAGGTTGTATGCCAAGCAAAAGTACTAATTACTACAAAAGTCACGCTAGCGCTCTTAAAATTAAGAATGCCTATGCAAAGAAGTATGATAAAAAACCATCACAAGTAAAAAAGAGAACTGAACTTAACGCTGAAAATCGCAAAAGAGGAACTTATGGCAATGGTGATAAGCTGGACGTCTCGCATAAACAAGGCGGCGGCACCAAACTCGAAGGACAAAGCAAAAACCGAGCAAGAAACAGAGGTAAAGCGTAATGGCTAGAGGTGGATGGGCTAGTTACAGAGGCCTAGCAGGCCGTAAAAGGTGGGAAGAAGAGCGTCCTGGTAGTACTTGGTCCTGGAATAGAGCAGAGAACCAGGCAGAACCTGCAGCCGCTACAGTGCAAAACACCAATTTGAAAGAAAATGATCCTAAAAATATAGAAGGGAGTTTACCATCAGACTTTCAGAGTTATAATGTGAATAATCTTAACTATGGAATCCGAGCAAGGCCTGGGGATCATGTGCAGAGAGGTTCTACGCCTAGTGTGCAAGCTCAACTTGAATTTGATAAATTAAGGAATCAAGGTGGTATTTTTGATAAAGATGGTAATATAGATTTTACTCCTATTCCTGAAACGAACATGAATCAATTCTACAGGTCAAAGATGAGTCCTGGTAGTCGAGGACAGCTAACGAGTATACCTGAATATAGGGTATCTGATCGTGATCAAAGTAGAGGCGATAAGCAAATAGCTTTAGAAAATAGGAGAAGGGCTGATTCATACGGAGAGCAATGGCAGAGATTCGGTCAAGGGTTATCTGAAGGTGCTAGTAGAGTTGGCGATAATATAGCTGCTCATGCTCAAGCGCTTGCACATGCTCCAGGACATTTACTAGATAAAATTGCAGATACAGTTTCGCCTTTACCAACTAAAGCAGATCTCCAACATTCTTGGGAGATAGGTATGAAGGATGGAATCAATACTGACAACCAAACTAAGGCAGGAAATACACAAGAACCAACTGGCGGTGGTAAAAACCAAACTCAGCCTGAAGCCAAAAAGATGACTGCAACTCAAAAGGGTATTGCAGCTGCACAAGTACTTGTTGACTTTCTCGAGAAGAGGGATAAGGAAGAGTATGTTCCTACACAACCAGGTGGAGCTAATGCCACTGTTGCTTATGAGCCCAGACAAGGTTGGTGGGGTTGAGGTAAATTATGGGATTACCAATTATGAACCCCACAACTTTCAGTCTATGGCAACCCATAGCGTATCGTGGGGATAGACGTCTAGCAGGCACTGGTTATGTTGAAGCGAAACGTGAATTACTTGATAAAATACCATTTGTAAAAGCTGAAAGAGAGCACCGACAGCGGTATGAAGCTTTGATGCAAGAGCGATATGATAAAAGAGAAGCATCTGGAAATTTCTTTGATTTAGCACTTAATAGATATAATGATTTAGCTACTAATATGGGGAGAGCTGTTAATACTCCTTTCTGGGTAATAGCAGAGATCTTAAAAAGCGGAGGGATTCATCCAGAGCCAGTATTTGATTTAGCAACTGTTGCACTCACCGGTAGGACTTTAGCCAAGGGTATGATTAGAACGACTGTCACTCCTGGGCCAGCTAGACCTCCAGCTATTAAAGGTAGATCTCCATATGCAAATAAAAATGTTATAGATGTTAAGGCATATGCTGCACAGCCTGTTAAAGCGGATATACCGAAGTATAGTAGTGGTCCAATAGTTCAGACTAAAGAAGGGACTTTCTATAGACCAACAAAACGACTCGCTTCTCAGTTTGCTTATAAAACTGAAAAGTTAGCTACAGGTGGTAGGCTTTCAAGAAGTGGTAAACCAGGTCTTCTTCCAGGTACTCAAGATATAGCTAGCCAAGGAATCAGTAAAGCTGATACTGCACTATTTAATAAAGTGTATGGTTACATACAAAAAGTACGGAGACAAGCACCTCATCATATATTAGATCATAGTTTAACTGGACAAGCTTATAATAGAAAAGATGCTCCAGAAGTTATTGATATTTTAGCGACTAAACATGGTATAGTTGGTGGTAATGTTAGATCTAATCTAATGGCTGCTACTCATGATTATACAATGAAACATTTATTAAATGTTAGAAGTGAAATAAACAGACTTAGAGTAGAAGGTGGACTTAAACCTTTAGATAGATTAGACCGTCAACTAATAGAAGCTACAAAAGCACCAGAAAGAGCTAATGAAAAATTATGGTTAAGTCCACGTCAGATGAAGACTTTAGATCTTGCTGGGCCAGGTGTTGTTAAAGAAGCATTAAGTACTTTAAAACCTAATCTTAAACCTGGTTATAGTACTAGAATCACTAGTTTATTACCTAAAGGCGTATCTATTAAAGATATGAGACTTGATACTAAAAATATGATTCTAGGAAAAGATCATATGCATGTTATACATGCTGCTTATGAGCGAACTCCAGAAAGAAAAACTTTAATGAAATTAATACAATCTGATAAATGGTTGACACTTACTCCTGAAGAAGCAGCTGATGAAATTGCTAAAGTTTATAGAATAATGGAGAATATTACAATTAATGCTTCTGCTTGGAGATTAAAACTAATTAAAGCTCATTTAAGAAGACAAGGTGCACTAGGTAGAATGATAGCTGATGACTCTGCAAAGCTTAAAGCTTGGCTTATCGAAAACCCACAAATAGCAGCAAATCTAAATTTAACAAAGAAAGCACCATCTTGGCAAGAGTTAGCTTACAAACCTAGTGATTTGTCTGATGAGATAAGGACAGTATTTGAATTTTCTCCAGATAAACCTGGAGTAACTAGATCAACTCTGAGTGATTTCCAAGCTCAATGGAATGCTATATACGCTCCTAACAAGCCTTGGCTAACCAGATGACCCCTAACCCTATGAAACACA